ACCTTAGACTTCCGGGGCCGGGCCTACACCACATGTGAATTACTATCACCACAATCCTCAGATTTTGATCGTGGATTGATTAAGTTTGCCGTCAGAAAAAAGCTAGATAAATTTGGTATCTATTGGCGTAAAGTTAATATTGCCAACTTATTTGATCAAGACAAAGGCACCTTTGATGAACGTGTTCAATGGGTAGAAGATAATCATGATATGCTACTTAGAATTGCTCAAGATCCTTATGAGAATAAAGAATGGGTTGATGATAGAAAGAAAAAGAATAAATCTTTTCGTAGACTTCAAGCAATCTTTGATTATGCTTTAGAAGATAACTGCTCCGACATATCAGTTCAACTTGACGGAAAGTGTAATGGGAATCAACATTGGAGCTCCATTATGAGAGATCCTGATATTGCAAAACTTACAAGTGTGTCACCCGATGACAGGCCACAAGATTTATATCAATTTGTAGCCGATGGGGTCACCAGTTATTGTAAGATGCATATTAATGAGAACCCTTGGTATGGACAGTTCCTAGACTATTGGAAAGATGGGATAAATAGGAACGTAACTAAACGATCTACTATGTGTGAGGCCTATGGGCTTACGTTCTATGGCATCCAAAAATACATACGCTTAGAGGGTCATGTAGATTGGGTACCGCGTGAGTCCCGAGGAGGAGCCATAGTCGAACTTGCTAGGGCAACTCAAGCAGCTCTAAATACAACCTTAAGTAGTAGTAATTCCGGAAAAGAATATCTTAAAGAAATATCTAATGTTGCTTCTGATCTTAATCAACATCTATGTTGGACTACACCCTCTGGCTTCAAAGTAGTACACTACTATACTGAAATTCAGACTCGTAGGTCTATAGCCAAGTTATTTAATAGCCGTGAACTACACTTCTTTGTGAAGACAGACATTCCAAATGCTAAAGCTGCAAAGCAAGCTATTTCACCTAATTATATTCACTCACTCGATGCTGCCCATATGTTTCTCGTACTAGCTGCTTTGCTTTCACAAGGTATAACAGATTTTTGTATGGTACATGATTCCTATGGATGTCATGCTAATGATGTCCCTTTAATGGCTAAGATTACCAGAGAAGAATTTGCAGGCATGCATCGCAATAATCAACTACAGTTCTTTAAAGAAGATATAGAAAAATCTTTGGGGGTAAACCTCCCTGATGTTCCAGCACAGGGAAACTTTAATGTAGACTCTGTGCTGGACTCACAATATTTCTTTGCATAATATGGAGGTGACATTTGAAAACTCAACTTGTGATTACAAACGAGGGAGACCTCGAACATAATGTAAAATACATAACTCAATTGGCATTAGAACCGGGAGATACTAAGTCTCTCACTATTAACTTTCCATCAGAGAATATGATGCATATCTTTATGGATAATTTATTCAAAACCTTTATTATAAACCGAGTACCAAGAGATAATAATTTAGATATTACCTTAAACATACCCGGAGATCCAAACGATGACGAAAGGATGGACTATGATTGATGAAGGTGATTATGTAGACATTGTTGATAAATTAAATGATGATGAATGGAATGAACTTTGGGACGATGAAGACGAGGCTATGTTTGATAACCTAAAGGAAGACTGTGATGGATAGTCTCGAAGGTGCTATTCTTGCAGATCATATTACCTCATTAGTAATAGAAGAGGTTCTAAAAGCCGAGGGAGAGGATGCTAAAACCCGACTAAATTGGGAACTAGAACAACTAAGTATTGATATAGATAAAGCAATAAGGAATTTCTCAGATGACTAGAGTATTAGTAATTGGTGATCTACATTTACCGGCTGAGCGTAAAGATTACCTAGACTTTTGTCTTTCCCTCAAAAGAAAATACAAAACAGAAGAAACAATATTTATTGGTGATATAATGGATCACCATGCAATTTCATTCCATAACAAACATCCTGAAGCTGTCGCAGCTCAACAGGAATATGGATTGGTAATGGAAAGTCTAAAAAATTGGCGCAAAAAATTTAGAGAGGCCAAAGTATGTATTGGAAATCACGATGAACGAGTTCACAGAATTGCTTCTGCCTCAGGCATTCCCAGCATGTACTTACAGGACTATAAAACAGTCTATGGTACACCGAATTGGGAGTGGAACTATGAATTTGAGGTTGACGGAATATACTATACGCATGGCACTGGTACGCAAGGCTTTCGTCCTGCAATGTCGATTGCAACTTCGAGAGGCCAAAGCACTGTATCAGGTCATGTCCACTCTATCGCAGCCATCCATACCATGAATGGCCCGACAGATCGTGTCTTATTTGGTTTTAATGTTCCTTGTGGGGTTGACAGACACCACAAAGTAATGTATTATGGACGTAACTTCTTAAAGAAGCCAGTGAACGGAGCTGGCGTAGTAATTAATGGGAAACCCTATATGGAGATAATGGATGGATAATGACTTAAAGATTGCAGATGCAGTCGAAGAAGAATCTGATGAGATGTTCATCAAGGTATCAGACCTTGAGAACTTTATGCAGCAGATTAGTTTTACCTTGATGTCAATTGTTAATGGCATCGATCAAACGATGAAAGAACTCAAAAGGAGTACACCTAGTGATGACAACAAAGATTGAGGCATTTACCACCGAAACCGTTGAGGTTCAGTGGGGCCACCTACATCAGCCCGATGAAAAGTTCGGTGCTGATTCAGCAAATCATAATATCAGTATCCTTGTAGACAAGGTTTTGCAAAAGAAGCTTGACCAACTCCTCAAGGAATCTGGTGCTACTAAGATCAACGGTATGCGTACCGACGATGATGGTCGAGTAATCCTTAAGGCCAAGTCAAAGACTCTGGTCAAGAAAGGTGAGAAAACCTTCCCCTGTCGGGATGCCTCGGCTGCAAAGACCGATGTCCTTCCCTTCGGAGGTGACACTGTTCGTCTGCGTCTGGCCCCTGCGGTCTTGGCTCGTGACGGTAGCATGTCCTTGTATCTTAATGGTTGTCAAATCATTGAGAAGAACAGCGACGATTTCGATACCACTGGTGGCTTTGAAGCTACCGCTGGCTATACAAATCCAATCGACACGGATCCAACCAACGTGGATGATCTACCCATCTGATGGAATGGGTTTTCCCAATCAGTCCCGTCGCAGCAAGTAGGCCTCGTGTCTCACGACACGGGGCTTACTATGCTGGCCCTTACAAGAAGTTCAGGGAGGAGTGTTGGGACCTAGTGCCAATGGTACTGGGTCCCGACTTCCAACCCTTTGATCGTGGATTGTACGTTGATCTTGAACTATATGTTCGTAGACCAAAGACTACTAAACTTCATACACCAAAACCTGATATTGATAATTATCAAAAAGCTGTGTTTGATGTACTAAATGATAGACTATGGACTGACGATAGTTTAATCGAAGCAGTCTATGCTACTAAGCAATGGGCCTGTGAAGGCGAAGAAGGATACTTTGTAGTAGGAGTAAACTATGCAGGCGAGTATGACCTCTAACTTAATCCATCCCCCCTTACACAAAGAACTATTAAAGGTTCACGATCAATTAGCCCGCCGTAATAATCTAAGTACAGATCTTATTATGGCTTCGGCTTTGGTAGAAAAAGACTTTGGCTCTGCTTGCATTGCAGCCATCGCTACTTTGGGTGGACTGCATGCTCCTCTAGAACAAACCATGCATCTATTATTGATTGAGGATTCGGTACAGATAGCTGATAATATTATATCATCTGGTTTAAGAGTACCCGGCTGGGGTTCTAGTTTTGCTAAAGACCACAGTGATCCTTTGTTTGACATCTTAGACAGTAAAATATCTAGAATAGATAACGAATTATATTATAAGATTGTATCTATTACCGCCTTACTTTTAAACAAAACAAAGAAACCATTGTTCCCTAATGCTGCTTGTTATACAGCAGCCTGTTGTATTATAAATGATATTGATCCACGAGTTGCTTTAAAAACTTTGATCCAAGGAAGGATTGAGGCTTGGTCGGAAATATACTTACAGAACTATAGGTCCCGGCTCCCGTAGCTCAGTGGATAGAGCAACGGCCTTCTAAGCCGTGGGTCGCACGTTCGAATCGTGCCGGGAGTGTTAGGCTCCGTAGCCCAATCGGCAGAGGCAGTGGACTTAAAATCCATCAAGTGTGGGTTCGAGTCCCACCGGAGCTATGGGCTGGTAGCTCAGTGGTTAGAGCACACGACTCATAATCGTCTGGTCGTTGGTTCGAATCCAACCCAGCCTATTAAAATTAACTAAGGAAAACAAATGAACTCGAAGACTAAAAAAGAAGACTATACTCATAAAGAGTTGGTCAAGATAATTGAGAACTTTGCTTATGCCTGTAACTGGGATACAGCTGATTACGATATGGCTGAGCATCTAGGTGAGAAGTATTTCCCAATCTTTGTTGGAGATGATGATGAAAGTATTTAGAATTGAAGTTGATGTGACCAGTACCGCTTGGGAATCTGCTGAAGCTTTTGTCGAGGCAGAGAATTTAAAAGAGGCTATTAAGCTATTCAAAGATAACCCTTATGATTATGACTGGGATAACTGGAATACACACGATAGCGAGATGCAACACTGGGAAGTCGATGAAGAACAGTGTAATGAAGATGAGTACAAGACAGCACGACTGGAGAAAACAGATGTTGAATGAATTCGAAGATATTATACGAGATAAGATTATAAATACAAAGGCTTGGTATGTTCTGAAGTATGATCTTGTTGCAGAGGAACGCCATCTCGAAGAGGCCCTCGAAGCAGTGATCGATCAAGTGGTTGATAATGTATACTGTGATCTCGATACTATGATTGAGGATTACATGAATAAAATTGGTGGTATACAAGCCGCTGAACTAATGCGTGAGTATGTGATTGAAAGTAAGGAATCAGAAGAGGAGGATGATGATGGGTAGAGTTAAATCATTAATGTTACTTGAAGGTGGAGATGATATTGTATGGAAAAGGGGTGGACAAACCTACGAAGGTACTGTAGAATACCTTCAGACCGACTCTCATTCCGGAACAGGAGAATCTTATGTTGTCTCTAGGATGGACGGAGAAGTTCTAAAAGAGTACACCGTATACCCATCAGAGATAAGGTTTGATAAGTTGATTCAATTTCGCAGAAGCATGGACAGATTAGAAACCCTAATGTCTTCGGAGGATTTAAATGATTAAAAGATTTATGTTAGTTATGATGTCTTTGTTAGCTGGTTGTAGTACCACAAGTTGGTTTAAGACTGCCGTGCCAACAGACATGCCCGCTGCCATCAATAGTTCGTCAGGCTGTAGCCCCATGCTCGGCTGGCTTGGTGGCATATGTATTCTAGGTGGTATGGTTCTCCTAGTAATTACAAGAGGTTCCATGGGCTGGAGACCAGTCATTGGTGGCCTAATCTTTATTGGAATTAACTATGCATTATATATGTATGGTAATTGGTTCTTTCTACCCGTCGCTATTGCAACTGGTGCGATCAGTTTAGCATGGAGTGGTAAGATTGTTTGGAAGATCGTTAACGATAATGATCTCAAGCTTAAGGAGCTTAAGTTATGATGAGTTCAATTCTTGGTACTGTTTTCTTTAGCATCGTCATCTTTGTGGCTGGTGCATTTATTGGTCGCCCTCTCTTTGGTTGGGTAACCAAGTGGCTTCCTTGGAATAAGTGAGGATGTAAATGTCAAAGGTAATATCCAGAAGCAGGTGTCCCAAATGTGCCTTAGCTGGCAACGACACCGCTGGTGATAATCTTGCTATCTATGAAGATGGCGGTAAGTATTGTTTTGCTTGTAATTATGTACAAAAAGGATCTAATAATTTGAGTAATAAAACAGAAGAAGAAGCCTATGTTCCTCCTCCGAAGACAAAGAGTCCTAATGGTCTTAGGTTTCTTAAAGGAAACATTACAGCTATTCCAGAACGAAGAATCAATGAGGACACCTGTCGTAAGTATGGCTATGAAACCTTAGTCAGTAATGGCAAGCGTGTAGAGATTGCTTCGTTCTCTAGGGATGGAACAGTAGTAGGACAGAAACTACGGGGTCCTAACAAGACCTTCCAATGGAGAGGACAAACTATCAACACTCCTTTATGGGGTCAAGAATTATTCAAGGCCAAGGGTGGTCGTATGATCACAATTACTGAAGGTGAGATAGACTGCTTGTCTGTGTCCCAACTTCTGAATAACAGATGGCCTGTAGTTTCTTTACCTAATGGTGCCGCCGGTGCTGCCAGAGCAATCAAGGATAACCTTGAGTTTGTTTCTTCCTATGATGAGATCATCCTGATGTTTGATCAAGATCAATCTGGTCGTGATGCAGTTCAAGCAGTAGCCCAGCTATTACCTCCCGGTAAATGTAAAATAGCCAAGCTACCTTACAAGGATGCTAACGAATGCCTCGTGAAGGGTCAGGGGAAAGCTGTAGTAGCTGCTATCTGGGAAGCCCAGCACTACAGTCCAGATGAGATTGTTCATGTATCTCAGATCATTGCTGATCCAAACATGGAACACACTAGAGTATACCCCTTTCCGTTCGACAATTTGTCTGAGTTCTTACTTGGTCAGCGGAGTGGTGAAATTACTCTTTGGGCTAGCGGTACTGGGAGTGGGAAGTCTACTATCCTTCGTGAGCTCATGCATCACCACCTGATAGAGGGTCGTAGTGTAGGTGCGATCATGCTTGAAGAGTCTCCTCAAGAGACTGTTGATGATATGGTCTCTTTGATCTTGAGTAAACCTGTTCGAGCCATTCGAGCCAAGAAGCTTATGAATGAACTTAGAGAGAAGCTTGGTAAACCAAGTATTGAAGTTGATATAATTAATGATCTAACTGATGAGGAATATGCTGAAGCAAGGAGAATGCTTGAGACCACCAGTCTCTATGTGTACGATCATCTTGGTCATTCTGCTTTGGATAATCTTTGTGCAAGAATGGAATTCATGGCAGTATCCTTAGGAGTTGATGTCATCGTTCTTGATCACATCACTGCTGCTGCTGCTGGTTTATTGAATACTTCCTCGGACTATGATAATTCTAATTCCGAGAGACTGTTGATTGATAATATCATGAAGGAACTAAGAGCACTGGTCAGTAGAACAGGTGTTAGAATTGATGTGGTATCCCAACTCAAGAAGACAATTAAGTCTTACGAAGAAGGGGATCGTGTTACACTACAAGACCTTAGGGGCTCTGGTTCTTTAGCCTCTGTACCTAATGTTGTTGTTGCTCTTGAACGAGACAGGCAGAATCCAGATCCTGTGATTGCTAACACTACGACAGTTAGAGTTCTAAAGAACAGACTAACAGGTAGGGCTGGTGTTGCTACATGTTTATTCTATGATCGTTGTAGTGGTAGACTTAAGGAACTTGACTTTGCAATTGCTGACGATGGTAGAGTTATTACTGATCCAGAAACATGATTGTAGTATCAGGTATGCCCCGAAGTGGGTCAAGTCTAATGATGCAAACCCTAAAGCATCTTGGAGTTCCCCTTATTGGTGAAGACAGTTATAACTTTGAGGGTAATAGTTATCTCCACAGTCAAGATATTTCTGATGAAGATCAAGAAAGGATAACAAAACACAATCCTTGGGGTTATTATGATATTCCTTTTGAAGAACACCGTAACTATACACATAATCCCCATAACGGGGAGGCTATAAAAATTCTAGGCCCTGTGTTGATTTCCTTTATACCTAATGAAAACATAGAACGTGTGTTATTATGTGAGCGTAGAGATAAGGATGCCCAAGCAACAAGCTATGAAAATCTAGCAAAACTAGATGTAGAAGTTATGGATAAAGAGATCAGTGATGGACGCATGGATCCTTCGAGTGTGCGAGCAAGGTCTATAGAAATATACAGAACTATGAACTTCAAAGATTATAGGAGGTTAGTTAATTTTGGTCAACTATCTATCCAACGGTGGTGGCGAGACCGCAATATTAAGTTCATGACTTGTTTTTATGAGGACATGCTCGAAACTTCCGAGTTGAGTATCAGAGAAATACAAAATTTCTTAGGTCTACAAGGACCAAGAGATAAAGCGATAGAAAATATAAGGAAATAAAAGATGAGACTAGCTTTCGACATCGAGGCTAACGGCCTGAGCGAAGTCACAATCGAAAAGAAAGGTGTACCTACACCCGAAGGTGATGATATCTTTTGCTTGTGTATACAAGACGTAGACACAGGTGAAAAACATACATTCTTAAGAGACGAAATAGAAACAGGAGTTGAATTACTAAGGGAAGCTGACTTAATTATTGGTCATAGTATTATCATGTATGATATTCCCATGCTTGAAAGATACTATGGTCCTATTAAGACAAAAACATTCGATACTTTGATTGTATCTAGATTAATGTACCCCGATAGACAAGACCACCCACTTGGTTCCAACAGCCTCAAAGCTTGGGGTGAATATCTTAACTGCCCTAAGCAAGAGTTTCATGATTTCTCTGAACTATCAGAAAAGATGGTGGAATACTGCGTTCAAGATGTAGAAGTAACTACAAAAGTGTTTCATGAAGAGCAGGAATATTTCAAACGGTTCCCCAAGTCTGTAAAGTTGGAGCATAAAGTTGCTAGAATTATATCAGATCAAATCGTTAATGGTTTTGGGTTTGATATGACACGAGCTGAAGAATTCGAAGGCGATCTTCTTATGGAAAAAGTAGGTATCGAAGACGAGTTAGGACAGATCTTTCTTCCTTATATAGATGAGAGATATTCTGATAAGACTGGTAAACGATTAAAGGATAAGATTACAATATTTAATCCTAGTTCCCGCAAACAAATTGCCGAGAGATTACATACTAAGTATGGATGGAATCCTCCCAAGACTGAGAAGGGTAATCCTAAGTTAGATGAAGCCGTTCTTAAGAAGCTACCTTATTATGAGGCCAAGAAACTAGTAAAATACTTTACTATTACCAAGCTCCTCAGTCAAGTAGAAGACTGGATAAGCCGAGCTAATGTGTCTCGTGATGGAAGGGTACATGGTAGTGTCAACACTCAAGGTACCGTCACAGGACGCATGACAGCCTCTCAGCCCAACCTACAACAGGTTTCCAGTAACTCCAGAGCTAGGGCCTTATTCATACCACAGAAAAGTTGGGTTCAGGTAGGAATAGATGCCTCGGGTTTGGAAGCGAGGCTACTGGCTAGTCGTATGGCTAGATGGGATAAAGGAGACTTTGCTTATCAAGTTCTTAATGAAGATATCCATGAGGTTAATCAAAAGGCTGCTGGTCTGCCCGACAGAGACTCTGCGAAGACCTTCTTCTATGCCCTAATATACGGAGCAGGTGATTTTAAGATTGGTCAGATCGTAGGAGGTGGACCAAAGAAAGGTAGAATTATCAAACAACAATACCTAGATTCAATGCCAGCTCTTAAGCAATTACTTGCTAATGTAGAGTGGCAAGTACACCGCAAGAAAACAATTACATTATTAGATGGTCGAGAGGTACCCTGTAGAGCGGTACATAAAGCATTGAACGTACAGATACAAGGTGATGGTGCTATATTAATGAAGTTAGGTCAGGTCTTATTTAGCCGAAGCCTTAGACCGTTCAAGAATCAGGTTAAGTTTATGGCAACTGTTCATGATGAGTGGCAGTTGGAATGTGATCCCGTCATTTCTGATATCATAGGAACTCTAGGATGTCAGGCAATCAAGAAAGCAGGTAAAATACTTGGATGCCAAATTGAAATGGACGGAGAGTTTAGAGTTGGAAACAATTGGTCGGAGTGTCATTGATGAGTTACTTAAAGATTTATATTGCAGGTCCCATGAGGGGAATCAAAGATTTTAACCACAAAGAATTTAACAGAGCTGAAGAAAGTTTAAAGTCAAAGGGAATTTATCAAGTTATAAATCCCTGTACTTCTGACGTTGATTCAGGTTTAACAGATAAAGAATTAGAAACTTCTAAAGGACTGCGAATTGTTATGGCTAGAGACTTGACTGATGTCTGTTCTTGTGATAGCATATACATGTTGCACGGTTGGCAGAAATCCGAAGGGGCAAGAATTGAACACAATTTGGCTGTTATGTTAGATTTAATGATTATTTATCAATGAATCCGCAACTAATCGAAACCAATATTAAGGTTATCTTCTATGGTAAGTCTAACCGGAAGGATTGGAGAGCGAAAGTATATCGATTTCTATCCCGGCAACCGATGACACACTCTGTTGTTTGGTTCACGCAGCCAGATAAGGAATACGTGTACGTCATAAATCCAAATGGTGGGATGTATTTAGTAGAGAAATCTAAGTATGATTGGATATTAAAGCGACAGGGTATAACGATAGAAGAAACCGTAGTCGATCTTGGTTCAGCTCCTGTCAGTTTATATCAGCTCAGTTGTTTTTTAGATAGACCTGAGTTTCGTTTATCAAACACTATAGAGAACTCTTTCTGGTGGCTAGTCGGTCGATTCATTTCAAAAACTTATACACCAATGTCGTGTTCTTTAGCTACAAGCTACTTATTAAGAATGTGTGGATTCAAGGTTGATCTTCATATAGCCCCACATCTACTACACAAGGAGATCCGAGATGGAGTTAATAATCATTTCTGGACTAGCAAGGGTTGGCAAGACCACATTAGCTAATCTTTTGGCAAAGGAATCTTTTGAACTCGGTCTTGTTCCTAAGTTGTTGTCGTTTGCAGATCCTCTGAAGAAAGAGGCAGAAGAAAGAGGCTACTCAAAAGAAAAAGATAATGAAGAGTATCGAAAGTTTTGTCAAGAGTTTGGGGCTATGTTTCGTAAAGTAAATCCAAATCATTGGGTAGATTTATTCGAGATAGAACTCAATATAATTTTAAAAGAAGAGAAATTGGAGTTATATAAGAATAATCCTTATTGGGAAAGGTGTGTAATAGTAGATGATTGTAGATATCAGAACGAAGTCGGGCTCGGCTTGAAGAACAACGCTACTATGATTTTCTTATCTTCTGGAACTAGAGAATTGTCCGAGGCAAACGCTACTTGGAGAGAACACCACTCAGAAGAATTGGCTAGAGCTATTGAAGATGGAGATGAAGAGAAGATCCAATGGTATGATTGTCATTTATTAAATGATGGTGATGTAAAGGGCTTGTCAATAAAGGCAAGAGCCATGGCTCCTATTTGGTGTGGTATCCAAGCCAATGCTCTAACTACAAACCTAGAAGACCTCAGTAATTCGGGTTCATTAGAGGGAATGGATAACATGCTTAATGATTTAATTGACATCTTATTAAAGGAGTTTGAGGATGGAGAAGAAGATGATGATCCCGTGCCCGACGATGGCTGTGATTGATGGAGATATCATTGCATATAAAGTTGCCTTTAGAGCTGAGGTAGATGATCCCGCCTTTATTCCTCAAATGGTTGAAGAATATCTTGAAAGCTGGCTTCCAGATGAAGCAGAAGATTTTAGAATTGCTCTATCTTGTAGCCGTAAGGATAACTACAGGCGAAATATCTGGCCTCTCTATAAAATGAATAGAGATACTCAGGATACACCGGAATATTTAAAAGAAATTAAAGATTATATACAGGACATATACCCAATTGATTACGTCGATAGACTAGAGGCTGATGATTTACTAGGAATAGCAGCTTCCAGCGGCACTGGGATTGCCGTTACAATTGATAAAGATTTACGAGGGGTGTCAGGATGGCATTATAATCCTGATAAAGAAGAGAAGTCTGTATATATCAGCCCGGAAGAAGCAGAACTCTTTTTCTTAGTTCAGTGGATGACAGGAGATAGTACAGATAATATCCCCGGACTGTGGCGAATAGGCCCCAAACGTGCTCGATCTCTCATGAAAAAGTGGGAAGGTGAGGACATTTATCAGAATATTATTGATATGTATCACGAAGAGAAGTACATACCAAAGAAAACGTGTGATTTAGAAGGCGACGATCTTGCTTTTGCCATGGCAAGGTGCGTTAAGATACTAGAAAATGGTGATTA